ACTTCTGCAAGGAAAACGATATTCCAACAGGGGCAGGTAGGGGAAGTGCCGCTGGCTCATTAGTATTGTATGTCATCGGCGTAACGAACATCGACCCCATAGAGTATGACTTATTCTTTGAGAGGTTTGTATCAAAGAGTAGAGCAAGAAAGATTGAGCATGAAGGAGAAGTCTACTTGGATGGTAGCTTATTAGCTGATGTTGATAATGATATTTCTTATGATCGTCGTGCAGAGGTCATAGAATACATTGAAAAGAAATATGAGGGTAAAACCTCTAAGATTTTGACGCTGAATACATTAAGCGGCAAGCTCTGCATGAAGGAGTGTGGGAAGATTGTTGAAGAGCTATCCGAAGTAGATGTAAACCAAATCAGTGATACGATTCCAAAACATTTTGGCATAGTAGCTAAATTAGATGTCGCATATGACGAAAGTGAAACTTTCAGAGAGTATGCAGATAAATATGCAAAAGTATTTAAGATAGCCAAAAAACTAGAGGGCTTGAATAAAAATACTGGAGTTCACCCATCTGGCGTATCAATCTCTTATTATGAGCTTGATGACATAATGCCCCTTCAAACAACCAATGATGGAGCATTAGTTTCTGGTTATGACATGAATGACGTAGCTAGCCTAAGTGTAAAGTTCGATATTCTTGGATTAAGAACTCTTTCTGTGGTTCATGATGTTTGTAAGCAGTTGGGAATCAAAGCTGAAGATATAGATCCTCACGATCCTATAATTTACACGGCTCTATCGTCCCTGCGCTCTCCTCAAGGCTTATTCCAAATTGAAGCAGACACTAACTTTAAAGTCTGCCGTTTGATAGCGCCTCAGAATCTTGAGCAATTATCTGCGGTGGTGGCTATTGCAAGACCTGGAGCTTTAGACTTTAAGGACAGGTATGCTGAGTATGTAAGGACAGGCGAGTTCCAGTCGGTTCATGAGTTTTTTGATGACATTTTGAGCTATACAGGAGGCATTCCTCTGTATCAGGAGCAGTTGATGAAAATGGCAGTTAAGGTTGGATTTAGCCTTGATGAAGCAGAGCAGCTTCGACGTATAGTAGGTAAGAAGAAGGTAGATCAGATGCCAGCGTGGAAGGCTAAGATTGAAGAGAAGATAGAAGAGAATAAGTTAGACACATCTATTGGGGAAATACTTTGGAGTGTGGCCGAAGACTCTGCAAACTATTCCTTCAACAAGTCTCACTCTATAAGTTACGCTTACTTAGCAGCAATCACTGTTTATCTTAAGTTTCAACATCCAAAAGAATTCTTTTTAAGTCTTTTAAAATATGCAAAGTATGAGCCTAATTCTCATGAGGAGATTGCTAAAATATCACAAGAGCTATCTCACTTTGATATAAAGTTACTCCCCCCAGACCTAAACAAGTCAGACATTGATTTTAAAATTGAAGGTAAAAATATCAGGTATGGTTTAAATTCCATCAAGGGAGTATCCACTAAGGTTCTGGAGTCATTACTGGAGTTTAGAGAAGATTCCTTTGATAATAAATATGAAGTTTTTCTTTCAGCAAAACAGGCAGGACTAAATATAGGAACTCTTTCAGCCCTAATCCAAGCTGGTCTTTTAGATTCTTTTGTTTCTTCTAATCGTCCACGATTAGTCTTGGAAGCTCAAACCTTTAATATTCTAACAGATAGAGAAAAGAGGAATCTGATTGCGTTAGGGCATAATTACGATTATGATATCATCACAGCAATTCACGATACTCGCAAAGAGGAGATGGTTGGAGATGATAATAGGAAAATTTTCGCCCCGAAAAGATTCGAAACATTCCGTAAAAAATTCGCTCCGTATAAGCAAATATACGAAATGAACAAGGAACACACCAAATATGCTAACTGGTATTTCGAGGAGAAGTTACTTGGATATAGTTATTCACATAATATTAGAGAAGTTTTTAGTTATGAGGGAGACTTTAACTCTTCAGATGTAGTAAAAGATTTACCAGAGAGAGCTAATGTTAAATTTGTGGGTGTTTTGACTGACATTATTCGCAGGACCAGTCGAAATGGTAACAAGTATGCAAGAATGAACTTCCAAGATGAGGGTGGAGCTATCGACGGATTATTTTTAGATAGTCAACGTGCTGCTCGTTTAACTGATTACTTAGATTCTGGTAAAAAACTTCCCCAAAAAGGGGATGTAGTCATTATATATGGCTCTAAAGGAGATGATGTAGTTTTTGTTGATAAAGTTTTTCCTCTTAAGGATAAAATCTACATGAAGCTATCTGAACTTAAATAGTGTAAATAATTATGATGGGTCTAACGGATTTTAATTTAACCCCTAAAGCAAAGAAGGGCTTAAAGGATGCTCAGAAGTTTGCGGAAGCGAATGGTCACTCTCTAGTAACAACCTCTCATCTAGTTTATGGTTGTTTAGTTAATATATCTGATAGCTGTGCCTTAAAGCTTAAAAACTATGGAATCAAGATTGATGCCAAGTTGTTTATTAAACTTTTTAAGGAATACGCCAAAGATAATTCAGAGGAGTTCCAAGCAAAAAAGGGGCAAGGTGGATGGCATGATGATGTAAATGAAGTCGTGTTCTTTGCCAAGGAGTTTTCAGACAACTTCGATAGCTATTTCATTGGTGTAGAACATATTTTATATGTTGTTTTTGATATGGAGGGTAAGTTTGTCGAACACTTGAGAAATAACGGCATCGACACCCTTTACGCAAAAGACATCATAGAAACACACGTTCTAGAAACTAGTATTCCTCCCACAGATCAAATAAAAAATATTTTATATGTAGAGTCTAAGAAAAACGCGACAGTCCGTGAAGAGAAAGCAGGACAGTCCTTACCTCATTTAGCTAAATATTGTGTCAACTTAAATCAAAAATTTATAAGTAAAAGATCTTCTAAAATTTCTGGTCGTGATCAAGAAATTAACGAATTGGTAGAGATTCTATCCAAGAAAAATAAAAGCAATGCCATTTTAGTAGGTGAAGCTGGAGTGGGAAAAACAGCCATCGTTGAAGGGTTGGTTCAGAAAATTGTTAACCAAGACTCTCCTCCCCACATGTCTCTAATGCAGATTTGCGCTGTTGACATTAGCGCAATGATTGCTGGCACCAAATATAGAGGTGAGTTTGAGGAGAGATTTAAATCACTTATTGCCGAAGCGGAGAGAGAGCCTAATATAATTTTATTTTTTGATGAAATACACACAATCATTGGTGCTGGAAATTCAGAGGGTGCGGTTGATGCATCTAATATGCTTAAACCAGCCCTAGCTAGAGGAGACATAAAATGCATTGGAGCGACTACCTCTCAGGAATATAAAAAGTTTTTCGAGAAGGACGCTGCTATGAAAAGAAGGTTTGATAAAATCTTCGTAGAAGAACCCTCAAAAAAGGAAACTAAAAAAATTATTATGAATGCCCTTCCATTTTATGAAGACTTTCATCATGTTAAATACAAAGAGGAAGACATAGATGTGATTTTAGACCTTTCGGAAAAATTTCTAAGCACTAAACGATTCCCAGATAAGGCTTTTGATATAATTGATCAAGTTGGTTCAAGGACAAAAATTAAATATGCCACCGTCCCCACAAATGTTTCGGATGTTCGAAATAGTTTTTGTGAATTCTTAATGGCGACAAACGAGGATGAGAAACTTGATGAGGAGGAGTTTACAGAATTATTGAAGAACTACTTGCAAGTAATGGCAAAACACGCAGAGCGTAGAGGTAGAAAACAAAAAGTTCGTCAAAAGGATATTATTTCGATTTTAACAGAAAAAACAGGTCTATCAGGAAAAACAATAGCAAAAAACACTTCTTCTTTTTCTTCATTCTTAAAACAGATGAACTCTGAAATTTTTGGACAAGAGGAGAATATACAAACTATTCATGATACTCTAAGCTGCGTTAAAGCAGGGTTAAATGATCCACAGAAACCACTTTCAAACTTTCTGTTTATTGGCTCAACAAGCGTGGGCAAAACATTTACAGCGAAGAAGATAGCAAAATACTTTTATGGTAACGAGAAGTCATTTATTCAACTGAATATGAGTGAATACCAAGACAAAACTGGTATATCTAAATTAATGGGGGCTAATGCTGGCTATGTAGGATATGAAGAAGGAGGACTTCTAACTGAATTTGTTAGAAACAATCCAAATTCGGTTGTTCTTTTTGACGAAATAGAGAAGTGTGATCCAAAAATTTTAGATGTATTACTTCACATTTTAGATGAGGGTTATGCCACAGACAACTTAAACAGAACTATTGATTTTTCTAGAACTGTAGTGATTATGACATCTAATATTGGTCATAAAGAAAAATCTAAAAGAGAAATGGGCTTTTTACCACAACCAGAAGAGGATGAGAATATATACAAAAAGTCCCTTAAAAAATATTTACGCCCCGAACTTCTAGCTCGCGTTGATGAGGTCTTGTTCTTTAATGAACTTTCAGATCCCCATCTTCTTAAAATAATTAACCAAGAACTCAAGGGTATAGAAACAAGACTCAAAGAAAGAAACATTGAAATAACTTGTTCTCCAAGTGTTAAAAAATTCATTTTTAATAAAATAAAAGAAAAAAATACCCACGCAAGAGACATTAAAAATCTAGTGAAAACTATAGTTCAAATTCCCCTTTCTCAGTTTATTGTGCAGAATAGGAAAGCAGATAAAATTTCTATAAAAATAGTTGACAAAAGCCTTTCTTTTGCGTAGTATAGTGCATATGAAGCAAATTAACACTAGGGTCATGAGAGCGATCCGAAACAGTAGGGGCAGGTTTTTCGGCCTGTATACCTCTCAAGGAGAATCTGTAAATGCTCAGCTAATGGGAGAAACAGATAACTATGTAAAGGTCTATGATCGCAATGCGGGCGTAGACCGCAAGCTCGCTAAAACAAGTATTTGTGGTGTGCGACTTGCCCAACAAAACTTTGGCAAAGTTTTTTAGGTCGGACTGAAAGATTTTACCAAAACGGGAGATCATTAGGCACCCTGATCTCTAACCCCGCTAACCCCCTTGAAAAAGGGGGTTAGTTTTTTATTATATAAGTATGAAATTAACTTCTTTATTCAAAGATAAAGCTTATGCTTTTTCTCAAGCGGGAGACCCCGAGAATGACTGTGAGTTTGCGGCTAATTTAATTAGTAAAATTAAACCAAAGTTCAACTTGAAGGAAATTATGCTTTGGGGAGTCACAGAATACTGTGATATATTCCTTTTAAGCAATGAGAAGAGGGAATGTTTTAAGTTGAAATTTTCACTAAGCGATCCCCGTGGATTGCTTAAAAGGGAGGTGACCTCTATCAGAAGTCTAGGTTCAAATGCCTCCCCCTCCCTTGTAAAACATGGTGAGACCGAATTGGGTGAACCTATTAGTTATCTCATGACCAAAGTTCCTGCGGGAGAAAGTGTTAGAAATATAGGTCGTTCTCATTTAATGGAAAAAGTGGACGACTTTATTAATGCTTATTGGCAATTTTCTGAAACTAGACCAGTGCGGCAGTCTTATACGTCAGTTATTAAGGAATTTGCTGATGATTTAATACCCGAAAATTGCATTGATGAGGCAGGGCTACAGGCAGTTAAGAAGTATACTGACTATGATTTTTGTGAAAAGTTCCTATTAGATCTAAGAACTCAAATTATAGTATGCTCAGATAGAGCTAGCGCAGAATTAAACCATAAATGTCATGGAGCCTTAGGTATTGATTCTATTTTTTATTATGAGGGAGAAAAGCAAGGTTTTTATTTTGATGATTTATATAATGTTTCAAAGGGTCACCCCTACATAGATTTTTTAGACTTAATATTTGATTTGGGAGTTCCACCAGAAATGGATATCAGGCTATGGAAACGCTTTTGTGAAATAGGAGGTTTCCCCCAAAACAGAGACCTTTTCCATGTTATATATGAAATGCAGGTAAGGAAAAAACTGGCAGACCTACTTATTTGTTACATTAGAGAGGTCTATCTCTACAATTCTTACCGTTATCAGAGAATTTTAGAAATTGCTGATAGTTTTTCTCACTGCTACTCAAGGTTTTGCAAGTTGCCAATTTTTTCAGAAAAAAGAGATTTTTTCATGAAGACGATCTGTGAGCCTATTTTTGGTGTAAAAGCTTAAGTAATGCCACTACCAACACCAAACAACGGAGAGAAGCGTTCTAAGTTTATGGATCGCTGTATGAGTGACCCTACGACAAAGGGAGAGTTTAAAGACAACAAGCAAAGAGCCGCAGTCTGCTCTTCTCAGTTTTCTAAAGCAGAAAGTAAAGCTTCATTAGTATTCGACTCGACGAATCCTTGGGATGAAAGCGACAAAATACTATATTGGTCTGAATCTAAAGAAAAAAACAAGCCATTAAACAAGCCTTTCCGCACCCCTAAAGGTCCAAAAAAGTTCTCTGTTTACGTTAAGAATGAGAAAGGTAACGTTGTAAAGGTTAATTTTGGCGACCCTAACATGGAAATCAAAAGAGATGACCCTGCTCGTAGGAAAAGTTTCAGAGCGAGGCATAACTGTGATAATCCAGGTCCAAAGTGGAAGGCTCGCTATTGGTCTTGCAAGCAGTGGAGAGCAGGTAAGAAAGTTGAAGGTTCTACAGAGGAAGAATACGAATGGGATGGAGAAACAATTTTTGATCACGACGAATTGTTAGCCATGAATCCAGATTTAGCTAATGCACCAGAAGCAGAAGTTTCTGAGGCGGCTAAACGTAGTGGTCGCAAAAGCGGCGCTCAAACACCCGCAGAACCAAGTGAAAGAAAAAAAGGTTCAAAGAAAAATCCTAAAGGAAGTGCGGGGGAAAAGGGTGGCAAGATTACATTTAGTGAAAAAACCACTAACTCTCTAAAAGAAAAAGTCAAAGAACATAATTCTAAGCACTCCAAAAAAGTTACTCTTAGCCAATTAAAGAAGGTATACAGGAGAGGCGCTGGCGCTTTCAGCACATCTCACCGTCCAAATATGTCTCGTCATGGCTGGGCAATGGCAAGAGTTAACATGTTCCTTAAGATGGTAAGGGGTGGCAAGGTTAAAGAATCCTACAAAAAAGCAGATCAAGACATCGCCTCGGCCTCATCATATTGTGCAGATGCCATGGCTTCCCTCTGGGAAAACATTCGTAAAAAGAAAGAGAGAATGGGTAAAAATTATAAACCAGCTAAAGTTGGTGACAAAGATCGTCCCCAAAAAGACGCTTGGGAAAGAGCTAAGGGGAAAGATGACCCTAATGCACACTATTTTGATACCAAAGAGAAGGCTCTTAAGGACGCTAAAAAGCTTGGCTTAGAAGGCTTCCATACCCACAAAACAGACGATGGGAAAACCCTTTATATGGCTGGCCCAAATCATGAAGCTTTCATGAAAAAACATAAGCAGATAGTAAAAGAAAAGAGCGGCGGCGGTTGAATTTAAGGGTTAATTTGATACAATCAGTATGATTGTTCAGTATTATAAGCCCAATTCTAAGAATACAGGATGCGCCTTCAGTTTCGATATCGGAGCTAATAATAAAAACCAAGAGCCTTGCGTTTATGTAAGAGCTATTAAACAACACTCTTGGAACGACAAGACTCGCACTGGTTCTTTTTCAGAGAACGCTAAAGATCCAGACAAGTCCATTTCAATTAAATTGAATGAGATCGAAGTGGGCGGGCTTATCTTTGCAATAGAAAAATATAAAGAATTTTCTGCATTTCATTCATACGAGGACAATAAAACCTCTATTTCATTTAAGCCCTATAAGAAAAAAGATGGCACAGATGCCTTCTCTTTTGGAGTAACTAGAAACTCCGCTAATAAATTTGGCATCGGAGTAGAAATGTCTGAGGCTTACGGGTTGAGAGAGTTTCTCAAATTTTATTTGCAAGAGCTTTATATTTGCAGACTATCCAAGAATAAAGAGTTTAGAAACTCATGAAAAAGAAAACAGTTTTAATTCATTCTAATTTCTGTCGAGCCTTTACTGGTTTCGGTAAAAATAAAAAAAATATTATGCGGTATCTTTTTGATACTGGTAAATATGAACTAATTGAGGTGGCCAACGGGCTTCAGTGGAATGATCCAGTTACTAAAACTGTCCCTTGGAAGTGCAGAGGCTCTCTTCCACCTGCGGGTGAGTTGGAAAAATTAAACCCCGATCAAAGACGGGCAGAGGGCTATGGAGGTAAGTTACTAGACAAGGCTATCGAGGAGTTTAAGCCTGATGTTTATATAGGTATTGAAGATATCTGGGCATTTAATGGATTTCACACAAAAGCTTGGTGGAACAAGATCAACACAATGGTATGGACCACGTTGGATAGTTTACCTATCCTACCGCAAGCAATCGAATATGCTCCTAAAATTAAAAATTATTATGTGTGGTCTTCCTTTGCTGAAAAAGCATTCAAGGAAATGGGATATAACCACGTTAAAACACTTAGAGGTTCCTTGGATATCTCCAATTTTTATCGACTTCCAGATGAAAAAAGGAAGCAATTAAGGGAACAGTATGGGCTTACTAATGACTATATAATAGGTTTCGTCTTTCGTAACCAGTTAAGGAAAAGTGTTCCTAATCTATTGGATGCGTTTAAAATTTTTAAAGAAAAACAGCCAAAAGCCAAGCTACTTCTTCATACCCACTGGTCTGAGGGTTGGGACATTCCTCGTATGCTAGAAGAGAAAAACATTAATAGGGAGGATGTTCTAACAACTTATGTGTGTAACGTTTGCCATCAATACGAAGTTAGGCCATTTACAGGACAAGAGCAAAACTGTAGAAAATGTGGCTCCCAAAAGTCCCTCAATACCACAAACACAAATAAGGGTGTGAGTGAAGATCAGCTAAATGAGATTTACAATTTAATGGATGTTTACTGCCACCCTTTTACAAGTGGAGGTCAGGAGATTCCCATTCAAGAAGCAAAGCTTACAGGTTTAATTACATTAGTCACCAACTATTCTTGTGGCGAAGATAACTGCACTGAGGAATCAGGTGGTTTGCCTTTGGGTTGGAGTGAATATAGGGAACCTGGAACTCAATTTACTAAAGCTTCAACTAATCCTGACAGCATAGTTAATCAACTTAATAAAGTTTTGAGTCTTTCTGATGAAGAGAGAAAAGAATGGGGAGAAAGAGCAAGACAATGGACAATTGATAATTTCTCGGTTGAAGTAATCGGAAAACAGTTAGAGGAGATTATTGATTCGATGCCTTCGGTGGATTTTGATTATGACCTCAAAAAAGTCTCTGGAGATCCTAATTACAAACCTAAAGAAAATTATCCCTCTCCTAAAGATTTTCTAGTAGATATCTATAAGAAATTTTTAAATGATGATGTTGATGAAAATTCACAGGGAGTTAAACATTGGCTAAACTTATTAAACCAAGGAACTCCTGCACACGAAATTGTCGAACATTTTCAAAACATAGCTAGAGATCAGCAACAAAAGTCTAACACTCCTGATTTAGCTACGTTTCTAGGGGAAGAGGATAGGGGGAAAAGAATTGCCGTAGTAATACCTCAGAGCGATACAGATGTATTCTTAATTAATTCACTTCTAAAGAATTTAAAAAAACAATATAAAAAATATAACATATATGTTTTCACTAATCCTGAATTTTTTCCCTGCATAGACGACAACCCTCATGTTTATAAATTGCTTCCCTACAGCCCTATGTTAGAAAACTCATTAGCTTTAGAGGGTGTCGCTGATCACAAGGGTGTTTTTGAAATGGTTTTTCATCCACACAATACAACACAAAAGAATATTTCATATATTCACAATGGCTTAGATAAGCACCAATTTTCCCTACGTTAATCATGGCACATTTACTAGAAGAATATGCAAAAAGTTTGGGCGTGAAGATTTCAAGCCCCGTAGTAAAAGATCATTTCTTTCCTTTAAATTTTGATAAGTATATAACTATCTCGAAAGATGATGGAATAGAATCTAAATCATATCCTTATTACGATTTAGTAGTAGATTTATTAAAACCTTTTTTTGATCGAGCTAACATCAAAATAGTTCAGTTAGGAGGTAATTCTCGCATCAAGGGTAGTGATGCCGCATTAAATTTAACGTTTAAACAGAAAAGTTTTATCATATCAAACTCCTTGGTTCATGTGGGTGGTGATGGAGTTCTCTCTCATTTAGCTAGCTCCAAGCAAATTCCTACGGTGAATCTATTTGGCAATACTTTTCCGTCCAATAACCGACCAATTTTTTCTAAACCGTCTCTTAATAAAAACCTAACCCCCCCTTGGAATTCCAAGCAGAAGCCGTCTTTCTCAAACATAGACCCACAAAAACAGATTAAAAAAATTAAGGCTGAAGACATCGCTCAGAGTGTGCTTGATTTTTTAGATATAGAGAAAGAAGAAATTAATTTTAGAACTAAGTATGTCGGGGATTCATTTCCCCAAAATGCAGTTCAAGTAATACCAACCTCATTTAACCCACTCAAGCTTGATCCTAATCAACTACTTGTAGTCAGGGCAGATTATGGGTTTGATGAGAATGCTTTTTTAAGCTATTGCTCTCGTTACAAAGTTGCCATTTGTGTTGATCAACTTATTCAACCACAGGCTTTAAGTAATATTGCAGCTAACACAAAGAGCTTATTTATAATAATTAACAAAGATTGGGACGATATTCCTGATAATTATTTTAAAATACTTAAAAATCTAAATATAGAATTAGTGTTTTTGGTAAAGCAGGAAGAAGATCTGCCTTACATAAGGAACAAATATTTCGATATTCCGACTCGATTGTATTACACAAGAACAGAAGCTCCCTGTGAAGTTAGCGAAGAAAGCCGTTTCCTTTCCTCTTTTAGACTTATCGAAGGTAATAAGGAATATTTAAGTGCGGCTCACTGGAAAAAAGGTCTTGACAGGAACAATAAAGTATTAGATACTCCTGACTACTGGAAAGAATTAGAACACTTTTATATTTATGAGTCAGACTAAAACAGCTAAAAAGAAAGCCGCAAAGAAATTCTACGGACCAGACGCTTATAAGCGTAATGGGCATGGACTTCTAGAAAATGTGGACTATGAATTTAATGAGGACGGCACAGTAAACTGGAGGGCTATGATTAAGCCAGAGTTTCTCTATGCCAACAAGGGTTGGTTTGATGCTCGCAATAAACCTGTTCCAGCCTCCACCGAAGGCTTAGATGATAAGCAGCTTTTAATTATGCTTGGGGGTATCAAAGATCTTGCTAAAATGAGAGGATACCACACTGTTGACTTCAAGGTGGACAATATTTCAGACGGTTACGTTACTGCTAAATGCCAAATAGATTGGATAGAGAATTATGAGAGCGCGAATGATGGGGTATGTCCTCGATACACAGATGTAGCTAACGCTACCCTTGCTAATACAGATAACTTCTGTGCTAAATTTCTAGAAACAATCGCTTGTAATCGTGCTTTTGTCCGTTGTGTGCGTAATTATCTCAATATCCACATTGTCGGAGCAGATGAGATTGACAAGTCTCAAGGCTCTGGTCAAGCTGTAGAGGCTGATGCCATTGCGACTCCTATCACCCCCGTAGACCTCCTTGAAAAGACCCTCAGGGAAAAGCATGGGGTTGACTCTTTCGAGTCCTGTAAGAAGGTTCTGAGAGACTTATGGAAGGACGACAAATACCGTAATGAATCAGCGGCAGAGTGGGATTCTTTTGCGGATATTCCAGCGAAAGAAGCTAGAAAGCTTATCGTTGCACTTAATCAATGATTAAAAGAATAACTAATCCCGCAGAATTCAACAATCTCCTAGATGACATTGAGGAGCTTTTTGAGTTTGAGAATGAAAATGAGGGGCATTTTTTAAAGCATAATAAAGAATATATAATTAATGCCTTTAGCACCCCACACGTTCTTGCTTGGGATTTTTTTGTATGGGCCAATCTAAATGACACTGGTAAATTTGATGCAATGATTGCATTTTTAAATCATAAAAATGAAAAGTTTGGAGAGGAAATTTTTACCGAATACCTTTGGCTTTCAAAAAACCCAAGGGTAGGACAAAAGTTATTAGGTCATGCTCTAAGCTTTGCCAGAGAAAAAGAATTTAAATATGCAAGTATGTCTTGTGTTGAACGACATCCAAAATCAAGCAAAGTAGCTAGGTTCTATGAGAAACTAGGCTTCGTTAAAGATTGTGAAACTTACATTGCAGAACTATGAACAAAAGAGTCGCTAAAAAATTAAGAAAAATTTGTAATCCAGTTGATCCTGTATCCAGAAGAGTTTACCAACGCTTAAAATCACAATATAAATCATTACCGCATTATGCAAAAAGAGACTTTATCAACCTCCTCAAAGAAACAACCTTCAACTTGGACTCAGAACAAGGTGGGATCGTTTTGGATCAAAAATAAGGGAGATGGGAGAAGCTACTTGTCGGGAACTATAGAGATAAACGGTCAAAAGGTCTCATGCCTTATCTTTAAAAACGATTACCAAGAAGGAAACACCCCCCACTTTCACGCCTACGCTCTACCATCCCTTACTGATAGGGATAGTTAGAATTTTAGCTATGAATATAGCGGTCTTAATGTGGTATGATAAGCAAATAGAATTCTTTGCTAAATATTATCACCAGATAAATAAATTATATTGTAATAAATATAATTATAAATTAATAAAATGTTCCAAACGCCGCTACACGGACAGAAAGCCGCATTGGGAGAGGTTTCCATTAATACTAAAACATATAGAAAAATATGACTATGTTGTATGGATAGATGCTGACGCTTTCTTTTATTTAGAATCCCCCTCACTAGAAGATCTGATACAAAAATACGATAACGAAATCATATTAAGTGCAGACTACAGCAACCTAAGCCCTCCAGCCTTGAACTCTGGAGTCCTAATTCTTAAGAATACAGCCCAAGTTAAAGCTATGGTTGAAAAATGGGCTTACTCCGAAGAGCTTAAAAATAAATTTTTAAACCCCCCAATTAGAAATTGGATAGAAGATCAAGCGGTTATAAGAGGATGCTACAAGGAGAATATTGATAACTTCAGAGAAATCTGTTCTATCATTCCCTACTTAAAGCTACAGCACTACTGGAAAAAGGAGATAAATTACCTAAGAGAACAGGAGACCAATGAACTCCCATATATTTTCCATTTGGCTGGGATGTCAGACGAACAAAGATTAAAATACCCTCGGGAATATCTTAAGAGTCTAGACGAAATAAGACTTTAAGTGAGCCACTCTTAATTCAGGAATAACCACAGGTTTAATTCCAGTTGTTTTGTAGCAGTTTCTGCAAAAACTAACATCCTCAAAACTTAGGTCTTTGATGGTGATCTTCTCGCCCTCATTCCTTGGGTCTCTACAACCTTCAATTTCTATTTCATTCAAGGGGTAATATGGATATTCCATTTGTTCGTATATTGAACGGTGGACTTTTGTAAAACCAAAGCCACACCAGTCAACCTGAACAATTTTGCGAGTCTCCTCCTTCGCCATTTCTAGCAACCATTTAGCGGAGGTAAATGGCATGTGTAAGTTTTCTTTGAAATACTCTTCGTCCCAAGAGCCTACCATTGCTTTATCTCCATGATCAGATTGATACCAACCAGTGGCAAATAAGTTTTCCTCTGGCACTTCATTCAATAAGTATTCTATTTGCTCAATACTAAATTTAATATCGGAATCAATCCAAAAAAGCCATTCTGCTTTTGGGGGAGATGTATCTGAATATCCCTTGCCACCTGTGGCGAGAAGGTTTCTAGCAAAATTTAAAAATAGGCCATTACAGGTTAAAATGGTGGAATTATTTTTTTCACACCACGACTGCAAATCTAGGTATTGAGTAAACAATCTCCCCTGAATGCCTCTATGATCAATTGGGATTAAGAAAATACACTTTAACATTATCCCATTATAAACAGGAAAGCTAAATTATCCACCTTATTCTTGCGGAGAATCCTCTTCTTCGGAAACTTCCCCTTGGTCAGAGATGGCTTCTGGTTGAGTTCCATCAACTGTTACAGGTTCCTCTTCTTCGATATCTATCTCTACATCTAATTTCTTTACGTCTTTACGTTCACCGTAAACAGCATAGAAATAATTCAGAGGTTCATCTGTGTTTGAACCAATGGTAATATCTCCATTTTCTGCTATGGAGGAAACATAAAGATTTTGATTCGGTCCTATAGCAGTTAATTCTACAGTCATAGAATCTATATCTACTAAACCTTCCCAGTAATCTGGTGTTTTAATTAAATTTAAATCACTCTTACCCCTGAAGTATACTGCTAACTCTGGACCCTCAATACATCCATGCATGAGCTTCTTGCCCTCTTTGCTTGGATGATCAATTAAAAATGATTTATAAGATCCAACAATAGACCCATTGACATGCAAAGCATAGGACGGATAATTAGTTCCAATTCCCACATTTCCCTGGACTAATAAACCATTACTGGGGGCTGAGCTTGATATATAACTCGCGCCAATTGCTACGCCTCCATTTACATCTAATGTATTATACCCAGCACCACCAACACCCAAACTTCCAAATTGAACGGTGCTGCTACTTGATAAACCTAAATCGGTTTTAACTTCAGAAGTAGATCGTCCTTCAATCTTTGTTCCGTCTACCTTGAGGAACTCATTGTCGGACATTGTTCCATTGGACCGAAGAACATTGTCACTACTAATCCCGAAGGATAGTGAAGCTTGCTTTCCATTTAATTGTGTTTGAATGGCACTGGTTACACCATTCAAATAACCATACTCAGTATTTGATACGTTTCCATTCGCACCGACTAGAGTAGCACTTAGGCGATTTGATGCATCAATAGTTTCTTGAGCGTCGATGTCGCCCCTAACATCTGAAGCAGAACGGCCTTCCAAACCATTTGCCGTAAATCTAGCATACTCATCATCAGCTACCGAAGCGCTATCTATCTTTACGGCGTTTGTATTAGAGATACCGAAAGTGAGAGATGCCTGTTTAGCATCAAGTTGATTTTGGAGGTTTGACGATACACCGTCGAGATAATCAAACTCTGTGTTTGATATACTACCATCTCCGATAAGGTTCGCATTTAATCGCGCTGAAGCTGATATTGTTGCTTGTTTCGCATCTAGCGCTGCTTGCAAGCCATTCGTTCTTGCTATCGTTAAATCACCGTCACCTATCGTAGCCTGTTTAGCATCCAACTGTGTTTGGATTGCACTGGTAACGCCGTTGAGATAACCATACTCAGTGTTAGATACATTTCCGTTGGCTCCAACTAAGGTTGCACTCAAGCGGTTAGAAGAATTAATTTCATCCTGCTTACCATTCCAAGTAGATGCGCTAGAGATATAGTTATCATCTATTGCGGTTCCTGCCCATTCTCCTGCTGTGATAGAACCTAATGTTGTAATGTTGGCTGAGCCAGCAAAGGTAGAAATTGCGGTATTTTCGACATTACTTAAACTTAAGTCACTTTTTACTTCTGTAGCAGATCGTCCCTCAATCTTGGTTCCGTCAACCTTCAGGAACTCGTTATCGGACATTGTTCCGTTAGACTGGAGGACGTTATCAGTGCTTATTCCAAAGGACAAAGAGGCTTGCTTTGCATCGAGTTGCGTCTGAATTGCGCTGCTTACACCGTTGAGGTAGCCGAATTCTGTATTTGATACGTTTCCATTAGCTCCAACCAATGTCGCACTTAGGCGACTAGAGGCATCTATTGTTGCTTGCTTGGCATCTAGCGCTGACTGCAACCCATCTGTCCTTGCTATTGTTAAGTCACCGTCTCCTATCGTCGCTTGTTTTGCATCCAGTTGAGTCTGAATTGCACTGGTCACGCCATTGAGATAACCGAATTCCGTATTCGATACGTTTCCATTAGCTCCGACTAAGGTCGCACTCAGGCGGCTAGAAGAACTTATCGTTGCTTGCTTCGCATCCAACTGCGTTTGGATATTTGAAGTTACGCCATCGAGATAATCGAACTCAGTGCTTGTAACGTTAGTCGCATATATAGCTTCCAAGTAGTCGATTTCATCAGAATCAAGATTTTGAAGTTCACTATCCAAGGACAAATCAGATAGAATGTCAGAAACTGAACGGCTTTCTAAGCCATTGGCTGTAAACCTAGCGTATTCATTATCTGCAACACTTGCACTATCAATCTTTACAGCATTGGTATTTGAAATGCCAAATGTGAGAGAGGCTTGTTTAGCATCTAATTGCGTCTGGATTGCACTGGTCACGCCGTCCAGATAATCAAACTCTGTATTTGATACGCTACCAGCACTAATAAGGTTTGCGTTTAATCTACTTGAAGACGTAATTTCATCTTGATATTTTCCGTCTAAGTCAACCGTTACTGTTGCAGCATCATTACGAGTTAAAGTAAGAACTCCGTTAGAAGTTCCAAAAGCTGCACTCGTTACAAAAGTGTTAGTGTCAGGTATTACAGTATTAGTGACATAATCTTTTACTGCTGCTGATGTTGGAATCGTAGTGTCGTTATCGTTAGATGCTATACCTTCTGACTCAGTTACGATTGTTGCGGCTTTAAAGTTATCAACCTCTAGGTTACTTACGGTGACGCTATCAGCGTCAACTGCACTGAGAGTAGCCAGAGACCCTAAAGAAAGATCGCTACGAACATCTGAGGCAGAGCGACTTTCCAAACCATTAGCTGTGAATCTAGCGTATTCATCATCTGCTACACTTGCACTATCAATTTTTACAGCGTTAGTGTTAGAGATGCCAAACGTGAGAGACGCTTGCTTTGCGTTGAGTTGATTTTGGAGATTGGACGACACACCATCAAGGTAATCGAACTCTGTATTTGATATACTTCCATCTCCAATGAGGTTCGCATTCAATCGACTGGAGGCACTTATCGTTGCTTGTTTTGCGTCCAACTGCGTTTGGATATTGGACGATACACCGTCGAGATAGTCGAACTCTGTGCTAGTAACATCGGTTGCAT